GTCAGCACGCCACGCAGAGTCCATAATCGAAAGCGGGCAAATAACTAATACACGTTTGATTAAACCAAGCTTCATCAAGTAATCAGCCGCCCAAATAACAGAAGCAGTCTTACCAGTTCCCTGCTCATTAAAGCAGAACGCACGTCTATGTAGCGTTAGGAATGACGCTGTATCTTTTTGGTGGTCAAATGGTTTATGCAAACCAGTCCATTGGTACTTACCTAAGATTGGGCTAGGCACGTCACGCATCTTTAAGTTCTTAAGAACCTGCGCTTCTTCTAATCCCCAGTGCACTAGCACCTCTGAGTAATCGCCCTTGTCGGCAATAACTTTACTCTTAGGTATTACGCTTGTAATGCGGTCAGGGTTTCTTAACTTTAATAACAACCCTCTGTTGTCTACGATTTCCATATTTTCTCCAATGCACAAGCGCTCCAGAGTGGTCTCTGAAGTCAATAATTTTGGTGCCCCTTAACAGAATCGAACTGCTAATCCATGATTACAAGTCAAGTGTTATACCATTTAACTAAAGGGGCGGTATCAGTCTTTCCTGATTGTCAGTTAGCACCTAGGTGGAAAGGAGTCTGGTCAAATTTTATAACACCAGCTTCAAAGGCCTACTACTAACGGATGAGGTTTACGCATGAAGGGCATTACCCCTGACTGGCTAGGCACTCACACCTTATCCTGCAGTCAATAAATATTCTTACTTTTTCTTAGGCTTGTTCACTTTAACTGTATGGTCACTATTGCGACTATACGAGCGGTTAGCACTTGCCGATTTAATCTTTAAATTACTTTTACTATTCGTGCCACCCTTGCTTAGGGGGATTACGTGGTCAATATCTTTACCTTCACGGCGGTCAGCTTTACCGTTGTTGTTCTTATCAACGCCTGTCTTATCAACAGCATAACGGGCACGTTCACGTGCGTTACGTGTTTCACTTTCACCACGAGCTTTTTGCTGTTGGTATTCCTTCTTATACGGTCTAGGCTTGTTTACGTACGGCATACTATGTCCTTCCATTATGAGCACAATCTAACACTGGACACCACGCTTTGCAACTAAAGTTACGTTTTGGGTTCCACACCCCACTATTATGGCAGTCTTCTAACTGGGTCACAAGGGGCTTAAACTGCTCAAAATAGGCTAAGCGGAAGTGGGTTGAGTACTCCTCTTTAATGAACTCTTTAGACACCACAAACAGCAATCCTGCCTTGATAACCTTGATGTCAGGGTAGTGGGTAAACACCGCCCCTGCAAGGAGCTTTAGCTGTTTTGTATCGGCATACTTGGCACTCTTACCTGTCTTATAGTCAATTACCCTAGCTTCTTCGTTCTCACGGTCTAGGATAATCAGGTCGGCAATACCACGCCAATAGGTATCTTTATCAAAGAAATCGCAGGGTACTAAACGCTGATCCGCCGTAAGTTTAACTGCAAGTTTGTTTTCACAAAGCTTTTCACCTGGGATTGCCTTAAGCTTATCTAACATCGGTTGGATAAACGCATACTTCTCAGGCAACGGCTTACCATCACGGATATGTTCTTCAGCCGCTAAGTGCAAATCTTTACCATAGTTCATGGCATCTGATTCAGGCTCAACGATGTCTTTAGATACCCGAAGATGATAGTACTTCTTAGGGCACTGCTCAAACAAACTGATACTGCTATAAGACCATGCGGGCATATTATTCCTTGATGTGTGAATCCATGTCGTTGTAGCCTATAGATGAACCCCATAGGTGGTCAGCAAAGTGATGACCCTCAGCCTTACTAACAAAACCTGAATGGTGATGCTGAATAAAGAAGTGTGACGGGTACACAGTAAACGGTGTTAAGTTAGCGAAGTAAACCTCAGTTACAAGCTTGGGTCCTGTAATCAACCATGCTAGCTTCTGCTCGCTACAATCTGTTTCATGTAGCCTGTCAATACATTCTTTCCAAAACGGATTACGCTTCTCACCACCCATAAACGTAGTAGCAATTAGATTGTTCCTGACGTGCTCTTGTTCCCATGCTGAGAAGGCAGGTGCCTCAAGCAACCAATCTTCTAGAGGGCGCTTACAGTAGCTATCCGCATCCAAGGCAATACCACCAAAGCGATACAGAATCTCATAACGCATTAGGTCGGCAACCCCTGCGTAATCTTTCTTATCCATCATTTGGTCAATCTGTTTCTGATTATGCCAAGGGTAGTTAGTCAGATGCCCATTACCCCATATATGTAAATCGTAATCAGGGTTCTTAGCACGCCAACTGTCAATACATTTGACTGGCATTTTTGATTCGTCGCCAATCCATACGACGTGCAACATCTTAGGTGTCATTAACAATCTCCGTAACTTCTTCCGTAGCCCGCTTCACAAGCCACAGGTAATCCCTCTGCCCAAGGAGGTGTCCAACTCATGCACTCCATGACATATGCCATGGCTTCGTCAGCTTCCTCTTTAGGTGCTATGCACGCAATCGCATCGTGTACCGTTAGAACGGGTCTATATTTTTTAGCGATGCGTAGCATCTGCTCTACGATAATACATCTTGCTAGTGCTTGGCAAACATTTTCTACTAACTTGCCACCATAAAGTTTAGTCTGCCCCTTACGATTGTCATACACATACTGCCAACCTTCTTCAGTCTGTACCTTACGTAGGTTCGGGTAGCGTTGATACAAGCCGTTAGGCAACAAGATACCTTGCTCACCCATCACCTGTACCACACCATTACCAAAGTCTACGGTATGATTCTTGACCATAGCATCAATGACTGCCTTACCTGCTGACCATAGCTCAGGAATCTTAGCGTACGTATTTCGGTACGCCCCAATAGCTAGTGAACATTCTTCGAGCTCAAGGTATGTGTTAAAGGTTTTAAGTTGGGCTTGGAACTTTGGTGCGCCCATACCGTAACCTGCACCGAGAATAGTTGTCTTACCAACAAATCTCTCGTGTGCTTCAATTTCATCGACTGGCTTGTTGTAGATAGCCGACGCCATCTTTTTATAGACATCTTCTTTCCTTTTAAATGCTTCGGTTAAGTCGTCTTGACCTGCCCACCATGCCAACATACGAGCCTCAATCTGTGAGGAATCTGAGTCAATCATGACGTAGCCTTCAGGAGCCACAATAGCTTTCTTGAGCTTGCCACCATTCGCACCACGGCTAGGTAAGTTCTGCAAGTTAATCTTGTCAGCCCCACCCCATCTACCCGTATGCGCCGCATAGTAGCTTAGCGGAATAGGCAAATCACCACGCTTAGAAATCTCAATAAACCGTTGTGTTCGGGTTTCTTCTAGAGTAGACTTACTCCCAAGACGTGCTGCGACTAAGGCCTGAACTCGCTCATCGGGGTGCTCAGCAAGGGCTTTAAAGGCCTCGTCTGATTTAGCCAAAGCTAAAGCTTCCTTACCTGTAACGGCACTTATCTTCATCGGTGGTTCAACACCAAAGCCACGTAGTAGCTCAGCAAACTTTAGGTTACTCATCAACTCATCACGAGATTCAACCCCACAATCTTCTAGCAACTTCGCCTTACGGTACTGCACCTCAAGCAAGTGAGCTTCGAGCTGTTTCTTATCCAGCTGTAATAACGGTTCTGAAAACATCTTTACAGTTAAAGATATGATTTGTAGCTCGGTCAATTTAAAACTTGGGGATAACTTCTTGAATAACTTAGCGGTTAGTTCCACGTCGTTAATACAATATCCACCATACTGATTGAGAGATTGAGCATCAAAATCACTGCGTCTCTTACCGAGGGCGTCGATGACTTCCGTACCCTTTTCCCCAATTTCATAATATATAGATAGCTTTGCAAGTGAGTTACCCACCTCGCTACCATGCAACGCCCTAGCCATACTAAGCGTGTCGAGTATGGCACGTGGCTTAATACCAAACCGCCAATTGAGAATAGCAGCATCAAACATAGCGTTATGGGCAAGTAAAGCACTGTTAGCCCAATCATACCCACCCAAAAACTCAGCAATCTCATCATGCGTACCGCTAACCCATCTTGTTTCACCTTCATTCTCCTTAACAGCTACGCCTATGGTTTCAAACTCAGGACTGCGTATGTATTCCTCAGTTGTCATTTTGGACAAGCTAAACTGCCTGTCGTAATAAGTTTCTATGTCTACCGTTAAAATATTCACTTGTCTGTTGCTTCCGTAAAAATTGCGTCAATCGCAGTGTTTTTAATGATGAAGTATTTACTCCCTGCTTGACCTATACCGTAATTTTCTTTGTCCTTTAGTTTGTTCCAATGAGCTTCAGCATCCTCGTAGCTATCAAAGGTAGTTACAAAAGCTATACTTTTTGGTTTCATTTCACACCTGCCATTCGTTTCATCGCATCCCAAATAGATTCTTGCTTGGGTGGTGTTGGTACGGATTGTGTAGCCGTTATGGGGTAGTACATTGATTGGCTATATGGATAAGCGTTCTGCATTCCTTGTGCTTGAGCCGCACGATATTGCTTCATTAACTCATTCATTCTGAGGTCTGCTTCAATCTTCTCACGAGCCTCAACCTGACGCTCAATGTCACGCACTGCTTGGTACTGTTCTACTACCTCAGGATGATGCACTTCAATGAACCATTTAACAAAGTTCTGAAACTCAACTGCGCTCCAGTCGTTCATATTCATGGATTCATTAGTGCCTGTTGGGCGATTTTGTCCTATTATCATTTGTCTACTCGTTGTAATGCACCACTAAAGATGTATGTGCCTGTGTGTGATAGCTGTACCCAAGGCGCCGCATGAACCTTAAAGCCATGCTTGCGTGCTAGCTTACAGAAGTGGTAGTCCTCAGATAGCAGGCGGTTGTTTGATTCAGGGTCAATGCTTGTAGCAAAGAACTCTTTAATCATCTTGGGCTTGCGTACCGTGTCTACGGCTAGGTACATATCGTTTGTATACTCAGGCACCTTATCAGCTAGGGCTTCAAATACCTCACGCTTAATCAACATGAAGCCTGTACCACCGTTAGAGATTTCCATAAGCTCGTTAATGTTGACTTCTTGGCGCTCGTTACCTACAAGGTTCACCACAAACGTACCCGTGTGGTCTTTCAATTCATTAGCAGGTACCCCCTTGTTTACGGCATCAACCACACGTTGCCAATGGATTTCTTTCTTAGGGTACAAGCCACAACAAATATCCACGTCACGTTTCACCATCTCAACGATGTCGTTTGGATTAAAGCCAATGTCGGCGTCAATAAACATCAGATGTGTTGCGTCTGAAGCTAAGAAGTCATAAGCCAAACTGTTACGTGCACGGGTAATTAAGCTCTCATTCATCATGTACGTGTAGTACATCTTGATACCCGCTCGACTCATAATTAAAGGCATCTGCATTAAAGCCGCAGCGTAGTTACCAATACACATACCCCCGTACATAGGTGTAGCTACGAATAGGTTAGGCGTTTTCACTTGTTGTTCCATCTGTGTTCTCCTTGTAAATGTCGCTGTTAACGTGTCTTTCTACTAGCCTTGCAAAGGCTTCAAATCTTGCTATCTCATTGCGTGCGTAGTTGGTCGGGAAGCCCGCCTCATACGCCCATAAAACTATTTGCTCACGGCTTATCATATATACCCTCGACCTGTTGTAAATACTCCCTACCTAAATCGGTTAAGGAGTGCAATCTTAATTTGTTGTTTGGTCTACGAATCTTAATGTAGCCATCTTTTTCTAACTTGTTAAGGGTGTCGATTATGTCATAACCTAAACCGACGTGTCTGAGATATTGAGTTTTAGTTTCACCTTCAGCTTCCAATGTCCCAAGCACATACTCACCCCTCCAAGTTATCCCCGCTGTCATTCGTAGTTGGTGGTGTCGGGCTACTTTGCTCATCTTTTTTCTTCTTAAATATGTTGTCCCAGTTTGATTCAAATTTCTCACGGTCAGGTATAGGTCGTGGGGAATCGCCCTTACCGCCGTTGCCTTGTTGTCTAAACATGATCACTCGCTTTCTTTAGTATTGCTCTAGCAAACCGATAGCCTAAATACAAACCAAAACTAACAAACACACCAAACCCAATAGAACCAACTAATGCTGATAAATATTCAGTTGTAATTGAACAGGTCATTTTAAAAACTCCTTTGCTTTATCCCATAATGGGTGTTTTCTATCTGAAATTCTGATTATTTCTTTTAAAACTGCTATTTCCTCATCACTTAACTCTCTTGGTGCGGTGTAAAGTGGAATAGTAAAGTTCTTAGCAATATCTTTATCCATATCAGAAAAATCTTCAACATGGTAAATTGTTTTGCTTTTGCTCATAAATGCAACAGGCTTTGGATTATTTTTTAATAGAAGTTCTTGAACTGCATTTAATACTGCTTTTGCTGATTCATCTATGCCAACATTAGGATTTACTTCAATCTTTCTATCGGCAGTAATTCTCATAACCCATTCAGTATCGTAATTATTGAATGTAATAGTATTTGGTGGTGTATCTATTTTTTCTAATTTCATTTCTCACTCGCTTTCTTTAGCTTTTGCCAACAAAATAACCAATCGTATAAAACACAATAGCCACTACCATTGGGTGTCGTAAAAAACGACCACTAAAATACCAATCAAAAAACTTATTCATTTCTCACTCGCTTTCTTTAGTATTGCTCTAGCAAAATCAAATCTGTCGGCATAAGGCATCGTGTGACTAACCTCTAGTATTTCCTCATCACTTAACTGTAATGATTCCATTGCACATTTATATCCTTTTTCAAAGTATTCCTGCAAAACAGGACTTGGAAACTCATTTTGTTTCATTTCAAGCCCTCTATCATTTGACCATCTTGCTACTTCATTCCATGCAACAGGTTCTTGTTTCATTTCTTATCCACCTTCTTAGCCAACTCATCGGGTGTTAGTAGCACTACCTTAGAAAACTGCTCGCATTTGAAGGCAACCTCATCCATCCTAGTAACGCCTGCATAGCGACAGTCACCATATATCCTAGTTCGTTCTACGGTAGAGCCGAGCAAGCCACCAATAAATATGCCTGTGCCTAAAGCCAGTATCCAAATCTTAACTGCGTTGTTAAAAAATTCTTTCATTTCACTCTCCTAATTTTGTAAACGTGAACTCACTAGTGGGTACGTCATAAAACATCTCACCACTAGCAACTTTATAGTTACTAACTTCTTTAAGTGGGTGTTGCTTTATTTTGTCAGCCTCAATCCAGTACGCTGATTGCATGTCACGTGTTAAGGCAAAGAACAATGTGTTCTTACCAAAAAACTTTTCCTTGCGTTCAGGCACATGGATAGTCGGATAAGGGCATGGATTCCATTGGCGCACCTCAACCTCGATACTGCCTATCAGCTTGTCATCTCTATGCACTAGCAGGTCAATACCAAATTGGTCAGGGTTACTTTCAACGGTCACACCGCACATACGTTCCATAAAGCTAGCCACCACTTCCTTAGCGGGTGCATCATACTTATCATGCAAGTCTTGCTCAAACGGTTTACGTACGATAGGTGTCCACATTACTTGGCTTTCCTTGTACGTTTAACTGAGGCAATACCCGATTCGTCTTTCGCCTTACGGGCTTCTAACATTTCGTCGGCAAACTTGTAGCACTCTTCTGCACTTGCTCCTGTCATGGCTTTAAACATAGCAAAGCAATCTCTCAAGTCATCTTCATTCAAAATCGGCACTCCCCTACTAAAGTTAATGGGTCAACGGGCATACACTTACGAGAAGGTGGCAACACGGTTAGCTTCATTTCGTCTTGCCCCTTCATAAACTCGCAGGCGTCTACCTTGGTGGCGAACCTTCTCAGCTCGCCATCCTCGTCACTTACTACGAACCTGTAATCAATCACTGAAATAACCTTTTAATAATTCATACACAGCCCTTGCATCTTTAAGGCTCAGGTCTTGCACAAACATCTCAGGGTTAAACGCTTGTGGCATCCTTGGCATTTGATGAATGGGTGCAAGTATATCTCGTTCGATACGGTTAGCTTGAGTCAGCTTTACTTTCTTAGGTTTATTTTTAGGTACACGTCTAGTAGTAATGTCAGTGTACTTATCTACCGTAGTCCAATAAACAAACACGTTAGTGCGTTTACCATTAGGGTCAGGGTTTGGGTATAGCTTGCGGTCTAGCTTGCCACGCTGATACAACGCTAGCGTAGTAGCTGACGCTCTACCTAACTCAACACCTGTGCCATCAACAATGTCATTGATTGTGCAACTTGGGTTATCACTAATAAAGCTAAATATCTTACGAGTAATTGATTGCTCTTGCACCTGAGCAGGTGTCGGCTCCCAACTATTTAATACCTTGCTTACGATTTCACTTCTTAAGTCGCTCATGATTACTCTCCTTTTAACGCTTTGATTTGACGGTTCATATACCACTGTGCTTTCTCTAGGTCTTGCACGATGTCATCTTTTCTACCCGCACGTGATGTATATTTAATGACGTTACCTTTTAGGTAGCCAATAAATTCTTCAGGTGTAAGCTTAGCTTTGATGTAGTCAATCGTTTCAATACCGCCCGCTGTGTAGTGTGGTGGTGCGTTCACTAGGTCAGGC